TGGCGGTGACGCCGGAGATCCGGCGCGCGATGGCTGCCGCGGGCCTGGGCAACCTGGAGCGGCTGCTGTCCGATGTGCTGCTGCGCAACCCGGGCAACCCGCTGGCGGCGGCCAACCGGCTGATGACCACGGAGATCAACCGGGCCTACACCGAGGGCTTCGTCAGCGGGCTGCACGACGTGCCGGGCATCGCCGGCGTCCGCTTCCTCCTCAGCCCACGCCATCCGCGCATCGACATCTGCGATCTGCATGCCGGCGTGAACCTGCACGGGCTCGGCTCCGGCGTCTATCCGCTGGGCCAACACCCCTACCCTGCGCATCCGCAGACGCTGAGCTACCTCAACCCGGTCTTCGCCGACGAGATCGACGAGGACGATCGAGCCGGCCAGCAGAGCCGCAGCGAGTGGCTGCGCAGCCAGACACCGGCGGTGCAGGACGCCATCCTCGGCAAGGCCAAGGGCAACGCCTTCCGCGCGGGTCATGTGCCGGAGAACGGATTGCGCACGCCCTGGCGTGTGCTGCGCCAGCGGCTGGAAGGGCGTGGGATCGATGTGACGGCGATCGAGACCACGAGCCCGGGCGTGCCAGCGGTGGCGACTGAGCAGCCCGCCACGGCGCTGGTGTCGGTGGCCCTGAATGTCACAGCGCACAAGCGGCGCGTGCGCGGGCTGCTCGACACCATCGACCAGGTGCACACCGACGGCGTGCTGCCGCGCATCCCGGTCAACGATCTCCGCGCCGGCCGGGCGCTGGGCGTGTTCGGCCATACGCTGACCGGTGAGGCGGCTTTCGTGCGCGTGGCGCGTAGCCCGGTGCTCGAGTTCGCGCTGGCGCACGAGCTTGGCCACTTCATCGACCACCAGGCGCTCGGCATGGCTGGCCGCTTCGCGAGCCATGCCCATCCGCTACTCGAAGACTGGCGCAAGGCGGTGCTCGGCTCGCGAGCAGTGCGGGAGTGGCAGACCGAGCTGGCCGCCGCGCGAGCGGCCGGCGACAACCGGCGGGCGGAGTTCCTGAACTACCTGCTCAGCCCCCACGAGCTGTGGGCACGCACCTACGCCCAGTACATCACCGTCCGCAGCGGCAGCACGACCCTAGCCGCCCAGCTGGCCCACCCGAGCATGGCGGGGCTACACTGGACCGACCGCGACTTTGCCCCGATCGCCGCTGCGATCGATGCGCTGCTCCGCAACAAGGGATGGCGACCGTGAAGTACACCGAGCTGACCGACGAAGAAGCCGAGGCGGAGGTCAACCGCATCGCCAAGGAGCTGGGCCTGGACCCGGCCGCGGTGTGGCCGTGGATGGACCAGAAGCGCGCGGGCTATGACGGGGATGTGCAGGTAGTGGATGTGAGGCCGCACGAGCACGGCTAGTTCGGCTGGCGTGGCTTCAGCGCACGAATGAAGCGCTCTGGCCCGAACTTGCGCAGCAGGTACTCCACCATCTTGGCGTCGACCGGATCGGACAAGAAGTGGTGTTCGATGTTGCCGTCCTCGTCCTCGATCTCGACCTCGTCAGGATCGAAGCCCATGCGGAGCCGACAACCGACTTGCAGCAGGGCCTCAAGCACACGAGCGCGCGGCTGCGATCCCTCGTCACCTGGTCGCGGCCGACGCATGCAATTAGATCAGCAGTGCGCAGGAGCTGCCTGACGCTCGGCGAAAACGAGCTTCTGGAACGGGAAGCTGGCCGGGAGCTTGTCGGACAGATCGAACACCGAGTAGTGATCGAGCTGGAACTGCCGGGCAGCCTGGAAGCGTTCGCGCACATCGGCTGGCGCGTACCTGAGCAGGCGCTCGATGCCACCGTGGCGCTCCAGATTGGCCTCGATGGTCTTGCGCAGCCCACGCTCGAAGCGCTGCTGCACATCCTCAAGCGACACGCCGGACGCGGCATAGTCGATCTCGATGCCCTGCGCGAACCAGGTGCGCCCGTTCTGCTCCACCAGCACATGCAGCGCCGACAACAGCACGGCGTGCTGATCGTCCTCGGTCTTCATGTGGGTTGCGCTGGTCATATGAGGTCCGCGTTAGTCCTACCGGCTCTGATTGTATAGCCGGATTTGTAGCGCCATGGCTTAGTTACGATCAAATCTTCGCGGTTGGTTCAAGAAAAGTGGGCTGCGTACGTGAAAATTGGGCCGCTCGCCGCGACCATGGTCGGTTCCGGGCGCGTACGTGAGCGCGTGGAGAGCGTCTGCGACAGAACCCTCCACACCCCCTGAATGAGAAAGGGGCGCCCTTGCGGGCGCCCCTCCGACGAACATCGGCCAGTGGGCCGAAGACGTGGCGACGGGACCTTTGGGGCTCCCTTGCTCCGCGGCAGTGTCGCCGCCGCATCGCTGCGGCATGAGCAATGATCCGGCCATGACCTTGCTCCCGCCATCGGGGATCTTCGCGGCGTTGGGTAGGAATTCCCCTACCCCGGCGCCCGTATCCGCTCACCCTGCCCGCCCCTACCGTCCACGCTGCCAGACAACTGACCCCCGCAGTCCTGGCCCGGCGCGTGTGCACTCCCTCGCGTCGGTCTGATTGCGAGAGCGAGCCGATGCCACGACCAACCCGCATCCTGCTGTCCCAACCGGCACACACGCCGCGCCGCGTCCTCACTGGACCTGTGCAGCTATCCGCCGACGGTACGAGCTGGGTGACGATCACGCGCACCGGCAGCTTCACCGACCCGCGTTACGGACGCTTCGAGATCACGCTGGCCATGCTCGAAAACATGGTCCGCAACTTCGACGCCCGCGTGGTCGGGCAAGACATCTTCATCGACGTGGACCATCGCCCTGGCGATGGCGCTGCCGCGCGCGTGGTGGCCCTGGCTGTCGAGGGCAACCGGCTGCGCGCCCGCGTCGAGTGGACCGAGTTCGGACGTAAGGCGATCACGGAGCGTGGGTTCCGCTACCTCAGCGCCGAGTACGACGAGCGTTACCGCGACAACGAGCAGGGCCGCGACCACGGCCCGACGCTCCTGGGTGCTGGCCTCACCGTGCGACCGGTGATCAAGCGCCTGGATCCGGTGACGCTGGCTGAAGACCCGCGCAGTCAGTCCCCGGTGCTCCTGCACCCCGAGCTGCTGCGCCACCTGACCCACGAAATCGAGGAAACCCGCATGAACCGTCGCGAAAAACTCCGCAAGCTGCTCGCCGCCGCAGGCCTGGCCGAAGGCGTGATCGAGACCCTGCTCACCAACTACGACCAGGCGGCCAAGGCGCTCGCCGAGGACGCCACCGCCGAGCACGACTCGCTGGTCGATGGCTTCGCCGCCGCCGGCAAGAAGCTCGCCGAGCAGTCCGCGCAGGGCGTGACTGGCCAGCCGATTCAGCTCTCGGTGCAGACCGGCATGGGCGCCGAAGACATCAAGCGCCTGCTGGCCGAGCAGCGCCAGGCCGAGGCTGACCAGGCCAAGCAGCTCGCCGAGAACCGCAAGCTCTTCAGCGATGCGCTGGCCGCCCACAAGGGCCTCGGCGAGGACACCCGGCGGGAGCTGGCCAAGGGCCTGGAACTCGTCACCGCCGACATGGGCGCCGAGCAAGTCAAGGCGCTGGCGCAGCAGTACTGCGCGCTCGGCGACCGCATCGAGGCGTCCCGCCAGCTCTCTGCGCTCGGCTTGCCCGGCGCCGTCGGCTCCGTCCACATCAGCATCGACGAGCGCAACCAGGTCCGCCAGCTCTCGCAGCAGATCCGCAAGAGCGTCGGTGCCACGGCTGCCGCGGACATGCTCCGCCTGCCGGCCGATGAGGAGAAGCTCCCCCGCTTCGCCCAGCGCGTGCTGGCCGAGTTCGACGCCCAGAACGCCTACCGCCTGCACGAGGAATGCAAGGCGCTGGCGGGTGGCGTGGTCAATGTGGGCGACACCAGCGTGCCGGCCAGCTACACCCGCGAGGTGATCGTCGAGACACTGAGCGATCTGCGCATCCTCGAGATGATCGACGCGGACGTGGACCCGACCAACGCGGCCACCCACAACATCCCGTACGAAAGCCGCGCCACCAGCGCGGTCTACAACAACGGGATCGTCTACGAGGGCCAGCCGATCCACCAGGCGGGCGTGTCGCAGGCCAACTTCCTGGCCTACATCCTGCCGATGAAGATCGCCCTTGAGGTGACCAACGAGGCGATGTTCTTCACCCGCAACAACGCCAACATCAACTGGGATGCCTGGGGCCGCAACGTCGCCAGCAACGCCCGGCTGGCGCGTGAGCTGATCGCCCGGCGCCTGATGAACGAGCTGCAGCGCTCGGCCGATGCCTACGGCGCTGTGGCGGTGAGCGCTGAGGCCTTCGACTCGCAGCTAACCGGCAGCAACTCGGTGATCAAGACCACGCACTTCCCGATCGTCCGCCCCTTCCAGGCGCGCGACCTGCAGGGCAACGCGATCGGCTCGGTCGAGAACGGCATCACGGTGGTGCTGAACGGTGTGACCCTGAGCGAGTACGACGGCACCGGCACCCAGTCGGCGGGCACCTACTGGCGGGTGACGAACTACAACCTGGGCTACATCCAGCTGGTGAACCAGGCCGGTGTAGCACAGACGCCGGCGGACTCGGGCACCAACACCGTCAGCTACAGCCGGGTGACCAACATCCTGAAGGTGGATACGGACATCCCTGGCAGCAGCTACTACGAGCGGCACATGAACAAGCTGCTGCAGGCGGTGGGCTCGCGCAAGGCGGCGCTGGCGCAGGACGCCTTCGTCAAGGCGGACTTCGCCCTGGTCTCGGAGACGCTGCACAACAGCATCACCGATGCGGAGAACTTCTCGGCCAACTTCCGGCGCGACGGCAGCAACACCAATGCCATGGGCGACCTGGCCGAGATCAAGGGCATCCCGGTGTGGGGCACGAACGTCGATGCGGACCTCGGCGACGAGCGTTTGATCCTCGGCCAGCGTGGCACCGTGAAGTACCGCATCGCGCGGCCATTCACGATCGGCGCGCCCTTCGAGATCTTCAACAGCTCGGGCAAGCCGGTGGGCAAGAAGGGCGCGTATGGCGAGGAGTACTCCTCGATCTGCGTCCCGACGCCGCTGCGCAACCGCGTGACCAGCGTCCTCGCCTACTCGGCGACGGGTCGCTGATCGCCCCTGTGATCGGGGTCGGCACTTGCCGGCCCCGGTCCGATTCCGGAGTGCACCATGCTCAAGATCCCGTACACCAACGACAAGCCCCACACCGTCTACGTGGGCCCCGTCTCCATTCCACCGGGCGGCACCCGGATGGTCGACCAGAGCCACCTCAACCCCGAGCCGGCGGCCGCGCAGACCACGACGCCACCGCCCGATGTGGTCGGTGATCTGCTCAAGCGCAAGGCCGGTGAGGTGATCGCGGCCCTGGCCGAGCTCGACGCCGCCACGCTGGTCGCTGCCGAAGAGGCCGAGCGCGCAGCCGCTAAGCCGCGCACCAGCGTCCTCGAGGCGATCACCGCTGAGAAGCTGCGGCGCGCCGAGCAGCCCTGAGCCGTGCCCATCGCCCTCGACGAGCTGCTCGACTCCTACCAGCACTCGCTGCACGACGCTGCAGGGGTGTTCCGTGACGACTGCTCGGATTTCCTGCGCCACCTGCGCGTCGCGCTGCGCGAAGTGGCCCTGCACAAGCGACCGCGCACGCTGACCGCCAGCGTGACGCTGGTCGCCGACCAGGTGGAATACGAGGACGTGCCGGAGGATCTCTTGCTGCCCAAGCTGAGCCAGTGGGGCCACGTCAACGTGAAGCCCTGGCTGATGCCGCGCGATCCGCTGCCGGTGATCCGCGTACTCGACGGCACCACCCGCAAGCTGATCCTGGCGCCGCCGCCGACGGCGGCCCAGATCGCGGCCTTCGGGGCGACGTTCACCTACTACTATGTCGCCGCGCACACGCTGGATGCCGACGCCAACACCACTACGCTGAGCGAGCGTGACCAGGACCTGGTCATCCTGCGCGCCCAGGCCGAGGCCATGCGCGAGCTGGCGATGCGGGACGCAGCCAAGCCGGTGACCCTGCGCGCGGGATCGGCCAGCGGCGGCGCGCCCAAGGTGGGCGTGCCGGCAGCGCTGTACCAATCGCTGCTGGCCGAATTCCGCGAGTGGCCGTGACCGCGATCCGCTCCAACGCCGGCCAGCTTGCCCGTGCCCTGCGCGCCGATGCGGCCGACGCTTTGCGGGCGGTTGACGAGGCGCTGCACTACGGTGCGAACATCGTCGCCCGCAAGGCCCGCAACCGAGCCGCGAAGGCCCGCACGACGCTGACCAATTCGATCGCCCTGGCGCGCCAGGGCATCGCCCGCTTCGAAGTAATGGCCCAGGCGCGCTATGCGGTTTACGTGGAGGAAGGCGCTGGCCCTGGTGGCTGGCCGCCCACAGCCTCGATCCTCGACTGGATGCAGGTACGGCGCATCACGCCACGCACGCCTGGGATGAGCCAGGAGAGCCTGGCGCGGCTGATCCAGCTCACGATCAACCGCCGCGGCACGCCCGCGCAGCCCTTCATGCAGCCGGCCCTTGAGCACACGATCCCGGTGATCGAGGCCGAGATCACCAAGCGCCTGCAGCGCGTCATCGATGGGGCGGCGGCATGACCAACTACAGCGCCATCCTGGCCGCAGTCTTGGCCGAGCTGGCCATCGTCGCGCCCGATCGCAAGCTGACCCGCGAGTACCAGGACTTCGCCCAACGGCGCGCCGAGGACTTGCGCCGCGGGGTGATCACGGTGCTGCCCGCTGGCGTGAGCAGCTACCCCTACGAACACCGCCCGGGTGACTGCGGGCGCTTCGAGCTGCTGATCGTCACCCAGGGCGTGCTCCACGAAAAGTGCACCGGTGTCGACATCGACAGCGCCGAGTTCGCCGCGCTCAACCAGCTCGAAGCGCTCGCGGCCCGCGAGTACGAGCGCCCCGAGATCCTGGCCGCGCTGACGCTGGTCAGCGCCACCCAGTCCGCCCAGCTCGAAAAGCCCTACTGGTGGGTGATGACGCGCTGGGAGGTGTTCGCCAACCCCGAGTGAGGATCCGCCATGGCCCGCAAGCCCACGCCGCAGCCCGAGACGCCTGCCCGCGTCCGCACCCAGCCCTATGACCCGGACCGCGATCCGCGCATCCAGGCCAAGCGCCTGGCGCAGGGCCTGATCGCCGCCGAACCGCCCGCGCCGGCGCCCGTGGAGACGCCGCCCGAGCCGGCCTCAGAGTGATCGTGTCGCAATTCGGCCACCCGTAGGAGACCTTCATGGCCAAGCTGATTTTTCGCAAGAAGCTCTTGCTCGCAAAGACCGAGGTCACGTACGGGACCGACCCCACGCCGACGGCTGGCGCGAACGCGATGCTGATCAAGGATGTGGCGCTCGAGCCGGTGGTTGGCGACGGTCTCAGCCGCGATCTCGACAAAGCCACCTTCGGCGCCGACCTCGAGGACATGGTCGGGCTGCACGTGAGGATCACCTTCAAGGTGGAGGCCGCGGGCAGCGGCGCCGCTGGTACCGCGCCGGCCTACGGCGTGCTGCTGAGAGCCTGCGGCTACGATGAGGCGGTGGTGGCCAGCACCTCGGTGACCTACGCGCCGATCGAGGAAGATCCGGACAGCGTCACGCTGTACTTCTACCACGACAAGAAGCTGCACAAGATCACGGGTGCCCGCGGCTCGCTGAAGTTCATGGCGAAGAAGCGGCAGTACCCCTACTTCGAGTTCAGCTTCATGGGCCTGTACAACGCGGTCACCGCGACGACGATGCCCACGCCCACGCTCACGGCCTTCCAGAAGCCGGTGCCGTTCCGGGCTTCGACCGTGTCGTGTTCGCTGATCGGCCAGACGGTGGGCCTGCACGAGATCGACATCGACTTCGGCCAGCAGGTGCAGTTCTACGAGCACTCGGAGGAGGAATCGATCGTCATCGAGGACCGCGAGGGCAGGGCCACCGCTGCCTTCGAACTGCCGGCGATCGGCACGTACAACTTCTACGCTGCGGCCGCCAATGCGACCGCCGGTGCGCTCAGCTACGTGCACGGCACGGTGGCCGGCAACATCGTCACCATCGAGGCGCCGTCGATCCAGCTCAAGGATCCGAAGGACGAGGACGTCCAGGGCATCACCGGCCTGCGCGTGAACATGCCGCTGGCGACCGACGGCAGCACGTACGACGCCCGGATCCGGTTCACCTGATGCGAGAGGAGGGGGTCGGCTGGCGCGTGAGGAGCCCGCGCGCCAGCCCATGACCCCGGTACCACGCTGCGGGCCGGGTCCTCGGTGGCGCAGCAACCTTCCCCAACCACAGTCAGGAGTGCACTGTGCTCAAGCTCCCCAGTAACGACGAAACCTTCGAGCTGGCGGTCAAGGTCAGCTTCCCGGCCAAGAACGGCCGCAGCCGAACCGAGGGCGAGTTCGTAGCCGAGGTGAAGCGCGTCGACCAGGCCACGATCGAGGGCTGGGTCGAGGACGGCGTCTACGTGTCGGACATGGTCGACCATTTCTTGGTGGGCGTGCGCGGCATCGACCGCGGGGATGGCGTGGAGCTGCCGCCCGACCAGGCCAAGGCTGCCGTACTCAAGAGCCCCGAGGCGGTGCAGGCGGTGCGTGACGCTTTTTTCGCTGCCATCAACCCGAGTGCGTCAGGGCGAACCTCGTCGAAGCGGCGCGGGCGTGGCTGAGCCTCCGCAAGGGCCCTGCCCTTGCGGACGAGGACCTGGACGACGAGCTGGCGGCATGGGGGATCGGCGACGACGAAGCGGATGAGTGGCTGGGCGCAGCAGAGGACGAAGAGGAGATCGAGACGTGCTACGTGCTGCCGCCCAATGTCCACACCGTCAATGTCTTCCTCGGCTGCCAGCTCGAGATCGCCGTCGGCATGAGCGGGGCGATCTACACCGGCATCCAGCGCAGCGAGGTGCTGGCCGTGTGTGACCTGCTCGACATCCCCCAGGCCGCGCGCCGCGATGTGCTGTGGGGCATCCAGGTGATGGTCAACACGGTGCTGCCGGACCTGAACGCGCGCCATGGCTGACCGCAAGCTCTCGGTGATCCTCGCAGGCGACGGCCAGCAACTGGCCGGCGTCTTGCGGGCGGCTGCCGATCAGTTCGACCAGGTCGGCGAGAAGGCCGAACAGTCCGGGCAGAAGGCCGATGCGGCCTCCACCCGCTGGGCCAGGGCGGGCGCGGTACTGGGTGCGGCTGCTGCGGCTGCGGTCGCCACCATCGGCACCATGGTGGCGATGCAGATCACCGCCGCCGACACCGCCGGCGAGATGGCCGAGCGGATGGCAGTGAGCGCCGAGTGGATCACCGGCATGGGCTACGCCGCCAAGATGAGCGGCACCGATGTGCAGACCCTCGAGCGCGGCCTGGGCACGCTCAGCACGACGATGGCCAAGGCCGCCGGTGGCAGCCAAGAGCAGCAGCTCGTGTTCCAGGCCATCGGGCTATCGGCCACGGATGCCACCGGCAAGCTGCGGCCGCTCGACGAGATGCTCCCTGCGATCGCCGACAAGTTCCGGAGCTACCGCGATGGCCCTGAGGAGGCCGCGCTCGCCACGCGCCTGTTCGGCGAGGCCGGACGCCAACTGCTGCCCCTGCTGAACAAGGGTTCCGAGGGCATGACCGAGCTGCGCGAGCGCGCCGCGGAGCTCGGCATCGTGATCAGCTCGGAGACGGCCGCGCAGGCCGGTGAGCTGAATGATCGGATCGACGATCTCACGGGCCGCGCCGGCGGCCTCGCGCAGCAGCTCGCCGCCGGCATGCTGCCGGCCCTGATCCAGAGCGCCGAGCAGTTCCTGGCCGTGAAGACCAACGGCGATGCCTTCCGCGCCACCGGCGAGGCGATCGGCGCGACCCTGAAGGTGGTCACCGCGGCTTTTGTCGTCGCCAAGAACACCGTGGAGATCTTCGCGCAGGCGATCCAGCTCGTGGTCCGCGCCGTGGTGACCGGCTTCACGGCCATGCTGCAGGAGACGCAGAACGTCGTCAGCGGCTTCCAGGCAGCCAAGGCAGCGTTGCTCGCCGGCGATGTCAGCGCCGTCGGAGATGCCTTGGCACAGACCTGGCAAAAGGCCGGCAAGGCTTCGAGCGATGCGATCAACAGCATCCGCACAGACTGGGCCGACAGCCGCGATGTGGTGACCGACTCCATGGAAGACATGAGCAAGGTCACCGCGCTTTTCTCCGCCGAGCAGGACAAGGCCGCTGCAGCCGCCAAGGGTGTCGCCGACAGCGCCGGCAAGATCCCGCCTCCGATCACGCGCACGACCTCGGCGATGAACGCCCAGGCGCGGGCGGCCAAGGACAGCGAGCGGCGGCTGAAGGAGCTGACCAAGGCTCAGCAGGAAACCGAAAGCGCGCTTCGCGGCCTCGACGAAATCCTGGTCACCACCTCGGGCACGCTATCCGGGCCGATGGTGCAGGCCATGCAGGAGAACCGCCGCGAGATGCAGGCCCTGGACGACATCACCCAGGTGCTGATGCGCGATGGCGTGGCGCAGGCGGACATCCTGCAACTGCTGCAGAAGGCGAACGTGCAGCTCACCGATGCCATGCGCGCCCGCATCGATGCGGCGCTTCGCGAGCAGGACGTGATCGGGCGGCTGCTCGATGACATGGACGCCGAGATCGAGCTGCTGCAGATGAGCGCTGAGGCGCGGCGCGTGGAGATCCTGGTGCGTCAGGCCCAGGCCGAAGCCCAGCGCATGAACCGCACGCTCAGCGCAGAAGAGGTGGCGCAGCTGCGAACCGAGATCGCGACCCGTTTGCAGACCATCGATGCGATCGAGGAGCAGAACCGCGCCTCGGAAGAGCTGAGCGGGCGAATGTCAGACGCGGTCTATGACTTTACCCGCGCTGCGCTCGACGACATCGACAACCTCAAGGACGCCTTCAAGAACCTCGGCGACTCGATGCTCGACATTGTGAAGGACTCGGTGGCCAAGATGATCACCGAGTTCATGCGCCTGCGCGTGATCAACCCGATGTTGAACAGCCTGATGGGCGGCAACCTGCCGACCGCAGGAGCGGGCGGGTTGCTGGGTGGCGGTGGTGCCGGCCTGCCGGGCCTGATCGCCGGCGGCGGCCAGTTCCTTGGACCGCTGGCTCTGCTGGCTGGCGCAAGCACCGGCAACCGCGGCCAGGGCGCCCTCGGCGGCGCACTCGGCGGCTTCATGTTCGCCAGCTCCTCTTTCGGCGCCGGCGCAATCGGCGGTGCGCTTTCGGGCATGGCCAGCGCGTCGGGCACGATCTTGGGCATGCAGCTCGGCAGCGTCGTGCCGATCGTCGGCACCATCATCGGCGCGGTGCTGGGTACCGTGCTCTCGGGTCTGTTCAAGGACGATCCGCTGCTACGTGTCCGCAGCAGCGAGTTCAGCGGCCCTCGACGCTCGGAGGGGCGGGCAACCAGCCAGCTCGGCAACATCTTCGTGCGCACGGAGGACCTTGGCGCCGGAGCGCCGACAAGCCAGGAGATCGCACAGAAGATCGCGGACTTCGACAACCTTATCGCATCGTTCCTGACGCCCGAGCAGATTGCCCAGGTCAGGGCCCGGCTTGAGAACGTGAACGACACTTTCCGCGATGGCGCCGCCACCCTCGAATCTGCCCTCTCCTCTCGCTTCAGCACGATCCTCGGCGCGATGTCCGAGGACGTGCAGCGCTTCGTCGGCTCGGCCGGTGATCTCGAAGAGCGGGTGCGCAAGCTGGCCGATGCGATCCAGATCGAGGCCATCGTCGGCGAGGGGACAATCGGAGACAGCTTCGACCAGGTCGCCGGCATCCTCATCGACTATCGCAACGGCACCGAGGACCTGTCGCAGACCTATGTGCGCATCCTGCAGAGCGTGAGCCTGCTCGAGGACGCGCTGGATCTCTCGGGCGTGTCGGTGGACCTGACGCGCGAGGAGTTCGTGCGCTTCGCGACCGACATCACGCAAGCGGCGGGTGGTATCGAGCGTGCCCAGGCCCTGTGGTCCAACTACTTCCAGACCTTCTACAGCGAGGAGGAACGGCTCGCCCTGACCTTGCGACGCGCCCAGGAGAATGCCGGTCGCGAGTTCGAGGACATCGGGCTATCGGCGGGTGACTTCGAGGGCGAAGGCGGGGCCGCGCGCTTCCGGGCCCTGTTCGAGCAGATGCTGCCGACGTTGTCCGCCGAGGCTGTCGTGCAGTGGCTGGAAGCCGGCGCTGCACTCGGCGACCTTATCGGCCTCACCGGCGAGTACAACGTGCTCATTGGACAGCAGATCTCCACGCTGACCGATCTCACCGCCCTGATGGCCAAGGTGGACGCCGACCTGGCCGAGTTCGCACCGGCGCAGACGTTCACTGAGCGCCTGCAGTCCATCGCTGCCGCGACGGAGGAACTGATCCGCCACGCGACGCGGCTCGGCGCCACCGAGGAGGAGCTGGCGCGCATCCGCCAGCTCGGTGCACTGAGGGCCGACGAGGTGCTCCGCCAGCAGCAGGCGCTGGTGGCCGAGTACCAGGCCTTCATCGCCGGATTCCGCGGCAACGAGGATGCAGGCCTGAGCGGCTTCCAAACCTCGCTGCGCGAGATCCAGCGCGAGGCCACGGCGGCGATGGCACGCGCCAACGAGCTGGCCCGCGCGGCCGGCATGAGCGGCGCGGCTACGGAGGACCTGACGGCGATCCACAACTGGGCAGCCGAGCAGATGGCCGCCGCGGCCGCGCAGCTGGAGGCGTCTATCCTGAGCCTTGCCGAGCAGCTCCAGTACTTCGAGCAGCTCAACGAGACCGCGGCTCAGGGCTACAGCTCGGACCTCGGGTTCGCGCACTGGCTGGCCGAGCAGGCGCGCATTGTCGCCGAGGCACCGGTCATCGATGCCAACCGCTT